CCGTTTGTTTATACTGGAATGGAGCCCCCGTCGAAACGTTTTTAATCCGTCCAGTTGCTGCCGAGCGGCAGCGACTGCAATCGCAGTCCATCGCCCGAGGCGGTGTCTCTCTCTCTCGCGCCGTTGCGCTAGTTCGTGATTGCCAGGTTTCCGTTGATCAGTGACGACTGCGGCTGGAAATACCCCGAACTCCCACCAGACAATGCACCGATGGCCGTGGCGATTGGGTTGCCTCCTGACATCAAATAGCCTTTCAAAGCCCCCGCTCCCACGTCCGCCACCGTGCTCGCTGCGCCCTTCCACGTCCACTCATGCGGTTTTGCTGGATTGTTGTGACCTATAGCCCGCACTACTGCCACAGGGTCCCCCCGGTCCACGATCCTATGAGGAAGCAAATCGGTATTTGTTGCCCCCAAGATCTCAACCGTGAAGACGTACTGCAGCATGAACGTCTGACTCGGAGCACCCTCCACCATGAACCCCATGGTGTAGTGCCCCACCTCGCTGCCGGAACCTGAGAAGTCCAAGTAGTTGTATCCCCAAGGCAGGTACCGCACTTGCGCCACTTGACCTTTCGAGTAGATGTGCTGAAACGGACTATCTTTGTAGATGTCGTAGCTCGTTTGGTTCCCGGTCAAGTGCGAAACAAAAGCTGTGGTCAGTCCTGCTTCCGCAGCGAAAGAAGCAGTCGACCTCATCTTCATTCCGGCTGCCACGACCCTTACTAAGTTGTTGGCTGGGTTGAAACCCGAAAGAAGGGTCGTCGACGTGCCAAGCACCGTGCTCGTGTGTGTTGCATCGTTGAACACGTTCAAGATGCCGGTGAACGGTGCCAAGTTCACTCGCATGAAGCCTGCCGCGTTCGAAGTCAAAGTAAGCAAACCATGATATGTCGAAACTTGACTTGCCGAAGGAAACATTGAGGGCACGCGGACTCCCCTGTGTTCGAATGGGTCCGCCAATGCTTTTGCCCACATGTTCGTCGGCTGAAGACGGCTCTCTCTCACCGGAACCAGAGCCCCCGCAGCTCTCTGTTCCCGCTTTCTCCCGGTCTTTCGCACCGGCTTCTTCGCTTTCCTGCCTTTTGGCATTATTATTTCTTCTTCTGCGATTTGAGACAGGAACTCCTCCGGAACCATGCCAAGAGGCCTGAATCCCCAGGACTCCTCCGACATGTCCCGCTCCTCTTGGGCGGCCGAGAGGTGCAAATAATTCAAGAATTGCCCGATCCTCTCGAGTGGGACCCACTGGTCGGTCTTCCACTTGTAGTACTCCTGCAAGTTCGCGAGAATGTCAATGTCATCGCTGACTTCGTTGTTTGTCACCTTGATGTACTTCACCGCCAAGACTTTCGCCACTTCCTCTCTCGTCAGAACGCCCGCGTGTGCCAAGTTGATCGGATTGATCATCTCAAAGAGCCCAGGAATGTGCGCGCACAAATGAGCCTGGGACAACGACACTGCGATCGCGTGAGTTGCGGGCGACATGCTGCCGTACTCGTTCTTCGGAGTGTAGATCCTGGACTGAGAGAGCATCTTGATGAAATCATGTATAGCCAAATGCTGTCCAGACCGATTCGTCACACTCCACTTCGACAAGAAGTCCATCTGTTTGATCACTCCAGTTCCCATTGTCAACTTCTTGCAGATCATGCCAATGCCGTGAGGTGTCTCTGAGTCTGACTTTGAAAACACGGCGTAGAAGGCCTTCTTCACTCTCAACGTGTAATGCGAAGGGAAAGCCATGAATCCGTCGTCTCCGGCAGCACACTTCAAGACCATTTCTCGGGGGACGCCTGCCTTGTGCAGGACGAATGCTTGGGCCGCCATCTTCCTCCACGTGTTTCCATCCGTAGTGTTGGGCCCTTTTCCTGACATCACTGTCCCCTCGATGGTCATCTTCGCCACTACGTGACCCTTCCACTTCAGCACGACTCTGTGCAGGTTGTCCAACAGGCAGTTTTCGACAAGAGTCGTGTGTCCCGGCTTCCACCAGGGGAGGCGTTTCTCGCACCACGACAAGTACAGCCTCCACCTGTAGTTGTCGATCTCGTCCATAATGCACTTCCATTGAGTTGAATCGAAAGCCGAGTTGTCGTCGCTCAAATAGTTGTAATTTTCAGGAAGCGCGTCGAGTCCCGCGGTAAGCACCGCAGTGTCAGTCTTCTGGAAGTAATGTGGAACTCCGCAGACTCTCTCACATTGTGTCCTGGAGACTTCCATCAAATGGTGTTGTAAAACATTCATCCAGAGACATTCGTCAGGCAGCTCACAAATCAACCGAGGTCTTGCTTCGTAAGTGGGCGTAACTCCGTCACTCATCCAGACCTGGTTTTCCTCCCCAGCCTTCACGAAAGCGATTTCGTTCATTCTGTAGCGTGAAGGGTTCTTGAACTCGTGTGTCAACTCCATGAATTTCCGACAGGACACACGATACTTCTCTTTCTTCTCCTCAGTCCAAGCCACGTGGCTGTTCACGACGTCGATCAATGGCTCGAAGGGGATTGCGTCGAAATCGAATCTCTGCTGACTGAGGTAGTCCTTGAGGAAGAGCTTGTACTCCTCAAGAATCTTTGGATCTGGGCGGATCTTCGGCTTGAGCTGCCTGTCTGTAAAAGCCGTCAGGAGGTTCGTAAAAGCCAATCCGTCCATGGCATATGTGGTCAAGACCTCCCTCCGCCCCTCCTTCGTTCTAACCAGCTTCTTTCCTGTGAGGACTGCTCGGTCGTTCCTCCGAAGCTGCTTCTCGCTCTTGAGGATGGCCCTCAGCAGGGTCATGTTCCAGCTCTGAGTCCGAACGACGTCCGATCTCAATCGCTCGAGCTGGGTCGGCTCTTTCGCAACAAGTACGAGCCGCTCCTCTTCTGGGACAAGCTTGACTTCTTCAGCCCATTTGTCTCTGTGTGTGACAAGCTTTCCCTTCGCTCCCTTCGGCATGTTGTAGTACTTCTCGTGATAGCCGAGGAGCTCCTCCATCCGATCGACAATGGCGTCTGCAGCGACGGAACCATTGCCAAGCGACCGGACAAGCAACCAACTTGCTTCGGCTGGCGAGATGTACTCTCCCAGCAGCTCGACTTGTTCCTTCATCGTTGAGATCTCTTGGAGTGATCTCCTGTAAGATGAAGTGAGGAGCGAGATTCTGATCATTTCAAC